TGCATTACTGTGTATTTGTGGAATTAAAAGAACAGCATATATAAGTGGTTCCACCGCTAATATATTTCTTATAGATAACTTTGAAATTAGTAATGGACATCCTTTTTGGATTCAAACTTCTTCGGGAGCATATAATTCAGCAAATGTACTCGGAACCGCAAACGGGGTAACCAATAATGGTGCAGAACGTGATACTTTAAGTTTTGAAATTCCTTATGATGCTCCTGATACTTTGTATTATGTTTGTGAAAATCATTCAGCAATGGCAGGCACAATTTATACTAGTGATGCCGCAGCATCTTCAGGTGGGGGAGCTTCATCGTCGCTTCAATGGACAAGATTCTATTTTGATAGAGGTGGCTCTACTCCAAGCGGAGCTATTAGTAATAGTAGTAATGTAGGCCAAAATTTTGGATCTTGGGCTGAGACAACTTCTGCAAATAATGCAACAACAGGTATAACCCCTTCTTCTTCAACGTATGATCCAACATTAACAGGAGTCACTGTTAATTCAAACGGAGAGTTTCAGCTTGCGGCAGGAGTATATGAAATTTCTTGCTCTTTGCAATTTAAAATTTATAATTCCTCGGGTAACTTAGCAAAATATGATTATTATCTTTATGGAGAATCAGGAAGTAACTGGGCAGGAAGCTATGACGAACAATTATTAGTACCTGATACATCACTGCTTGTTAATAATGATATGATGGTTAAAATGAGTGGAATATATGTGTTTGAAAATGCTACTCAAGCTAATAATATCGTTTATTTACAAATGGGGACTTCGGCAAGCCCTGTTAATGCAAATATGTTCCCTGACTACGGCTTCCTAGATATTAAAAAGATAGGGTAGGAGATATAAATGGCAGTCAATTTTCCTAATAGTCCTTCTGATGGAGACGTCTTTTCCTATGGTGGGGTAACTTACGTTTGGAATAGTACTTTAACAGTATGGACAGTTTCCACAACTAGTACTAGTACTAATTATGGAACAAAGTTTGTACTAAAAATTCCGCAAGATGGAGTTTCTACTGGGTACCCAGCAACAGATACTTACCTTACTTTCGACAGGGGCTTAATTAGAAATGTTAAACACAGAGTTTTAGTGGCTCAGTTCGGGGACGGGTATGACCAAAGAGTATTTGATGGAGTAAACCCAAAAATAGATAATTTTACTGCGTCCTTTAAAAATAGAACAGCAGACGATATAAATTTGTTAGCATCTTATCTGGATGCGACTGCCGCAAAAAATTTAGAAATTCTTATTCCAAACGAAGATGGAAATGAAACAATAACCGTTATGTGTGAAAGCTATAGTATTAATTATACTTACGATAAATTTCATAGCCTTTCAGCACAACTTAAGAGAACTTACACTCCATGAGCACTTTTGATTATTATTTTGAGATGCCCGACAACCAACTGTATAATGAATATACAGATTCAATTTATACGGGGCCTGCAGATAATTCAGGAAATTATAATGCAATTATTAAAGTTGGAGACACAATTAATGTAAGAACAGTTTACACAGGAACTGATACAGCAAATATTTCTGCAATTTCTTACCTAGCAAATCCAAATGCTGATTCAGCTATAAATGATCCTGATGCAACAGTAGTCGGAACTCCCACCGCAACAGATGCAACCTGGACCCTAACTGCTAGTGATAATACAGATCATTATGCAAGATGGTATTGGTTTGCTAACGGAACCGATCCTTCTGCTCGTTTATCTGTTAGGATTTTAATACTTCCAAATACTTTCGGGTTTACAGGAATACCTAGTAGAATAGGCCCGGGAGGAAGAGAAGATATTTCTATAACTATGCCGACAACTTTACATAAGTTCTTAGATGGCACATATGATGTTACAGACCAACCTAGCTTTTCTCCCGGATATGATTATGACTCCTTTGATGAAATAGGTGAAAAATTTAGGTGGCGCATTACTACAGATGCTGCTGGAAATAACTTGGCTCCGCCTTCATATTTTGAAGATGGAGAAAATTTAGGGACTTTAATTGCTCCAAGAAATGGAGATACTATTTCTATTCGCCCAAAAGCGGATTGTCCCGTAGGAACCTATTATTTATTTTTACACCATTTTAATACTACACCTCAATATCAGTCAACCGGCTCGTCCCCCTCTACTACTGGAGGATCTTCTACAGTAATTTCTTCAGCAGTATTAAATATTCAGAATGACCCATATTTAGCTATAAAATCTGTACAAGTGGACGATATAGACGATTCTTTAGTAGAATTATTTGAATTAGAATTAGCTACTTCGGGACAAACTTTTTACTTTCATAATGGATTAGATTATGAAAATAAAACTATAGGCGAAAATATTTATTTTCCGAATAAAGCTGGCACTGTTTTAAATGAATATGTAGCTTTTCCAATAAAAATAGAAAATTTGGGAGTAAATTCTACTGGAGCAGAAACTCGTCCTACATTAACTCTAGCAAATATTCCTGCCCTTGCACGGACTTATAGATCTGTACCTCCATTAACTGAGAGCGGATACGAAGATGAAACAACTATACTTGCCATACTACAAGAGCAAGGAATTTTAAGTACGGATGATTTATTATATTCAAAATTAACTTATAGAACAACTCTTCTTAAATATACTTATAGACTGAATGACACAGCTACTATAGGAACTGAGTATCCTTCATCTGTTTTTTACTTGGAACGCATTTCGGGAGATAATAATAAGGTATTAGACTTCGAACTTATAAGCCCTGCAGATTTAGAAGGATTAAATCTTCCTAATAGAGTAGTTGTAGGAAAATATTGTTCTTGGGAGTATCAAGGAGCTCAACAATACAGAGGAGGCTGCACCGTAGATAAAAATTCTTTTTATAGATGGTTTGATAAAGATGACCAATTAATTTGGGCGGGAAGCCCTTCTGCTAGCCCTTACTCGACGTATAACTCATCCACAACTTATTCAATTGGAGATATTGTTCGTCATGTACATCCAACTTTAGGAGGCTGGAGATTTTACAGAGCTCTTCTACCAAGCTCCTCTAGTGAACGTAGAGATCCTGTGCAATTTCCTTTTTATTGGGAAAGACTTGATGTTTGTAGTAAAACTTTAAGAGGATGTAAGCTAAGATTTCAAGGAATACAGATAAATATATCAACAGATCGTTCTACTTTAGTGGGAACAGTACCTTCAGATGACTATTTAAATGAAAATAAAAGTTTACCTTTTGGTGGATTTCCTGGTGCTAAAAAGTTTAAATGATCTCTAGTCTTAAAAAACATTTTGAACAGTGTGAGCCGCTAGAAGGTTGCGGAGTTTTAGTTGAGAATTTTAACTTTATTCCTTGCAAAAATATATTGAAAGAAAAAAATGTTTTTTCTATTTGCCCTGAAGAATACTGGAAAATAAAAACTACTAATAAAATAACAGGAATAGTACATAGCCATGTCAATATTTCAAATAGACCTTCAGAAGACGATATAAACCACTGTAATATTACACAAATTCCTTATTATATATACTCGTATCCTACTATGAAATTAAATATTTTAGTACCAAAGCTAACAATAGGAGTTAAAAGTGAAAAGAAAAATTATACTTGAGGGAGAGCTTGGAGAAAAATTTGGGAGAGAAAGATTCCTAAATGTCGACTCTTTTGCTCAGTTAAGTAACTGTCTTAGTGCAAATTTTGATGACTACCAAGATTTTTTACTTGACTGCGATGAAAAAGGCATTTCATTTCTATGTAGAGTTGATGACACTCCTATAACAGATGAAAAAGAGTTATTTTTAAATTACGGAAAGGGGACATTAATTATTACTCCTATTCCTGCAGGTGCAGGTATGTTTAGCAGTGTACTAAAAACAATTGCAGGATTTGCTCTTATAGTCGTTGGGGCCGCATTTATCCTATTCGGAGGCGCTCCAGGATTCGTAATCGGAAGTATAATGATGATAGCAGGTAATTTGTTATTTGCGCAGGGAATGTCAGAACTCCTGGCTCCTGATCCATTAAAAAGTGAGCCAAAAGAAGAGGATTATCTTTTTAAAGGTGCAGGTGCAATAATAAAAGAACGAGACCCAATTCCAGTATGTTATGGGGAAGTAAGAATTCCTGCTAGAAGTGTAAGTTATGAAATGAGAAATGAAAAATCAACTATTACTAATTCTTCTTCTTCGGGGCACTCACAAGGGCAACAAGGGCGCAAAGGCGGCTTTTTACGAAAAGTCATCAAACTTGCCTAAAGGATATTAGAGAATGGCAACAGTAGATAACACAGTTCAAGGTGCAGGCACTTTTACAGGTGCTGAGGCACAAAATATATCTGTAATTGATCTTCTTTGTGAAGGGCCTATTCTCGGACTTGTAAATGGTAGAGGCTCTGTATACTTTAATGATGTTCCTGCTGATGATTCAAAATTTTATTCCTATCAAAACACTGCAGCAACGCTAACATTCAATGGAACTACAGGAACTGTAAACACTGGAGGAGTAAATGACCCTAATTTTGAAGGGTTAGATGGAAACGCTACTGATAGAGAAATACATTATACGGAGAATGCAATAACTCTTCAGATAACAAGTATTACAGAAGATGAAGAAGGAGTTACTTTAGGTGTTAGCGGCACTGGATTTACCTCGTCATTAAACAATAGCTATAATCCTCAAACGGGTACGGGCCAGTATCATATCGTATATTGGGAAAACTCTGCACTTTATTTTGGAATTTTTGAATATATTAGTTCAACTTCGGCCACTATATTTATAGCTAGAAGTACTTCCCATAATATTACGGTAGATGTTGTAGAAAGACTGAACACAGGCGATGAAATTTATACAAATCTTATCTATTTCGATATTGTTCAGGCAATAAATAGCGCAAATTATCAACTAACAACTTTGAATGCTGGAGGCAGTGGAACTTATCAGTTTTGGATAGGCCCTCCTGGAAGTTACTCCAGTATAGAGGGGGATCAAGGCTCTAGTACATTTGATCCTAATGCATACGTTTCTAAAATTGAAAAACTTTATATTCAAGAAAATACTGGAACTATAAATCAAGAGCCTTTTCAAAGTGTAGGAAATGTAGGAGGCGCAATATCAATCCAAGGTCAACAAGTAAATAAGGCTTTAGAATATTTTAAGCCGTTCAGTGATTATTCTAATCAGGCCGGAACTGCAACTACTTTAGAGGGGCAAAGTTTATCTTATTGGGGTATACAGCCTTTGAATCCAGAAGGGTTGCCAAACGTTGATAGAGGAAGCGACGCGTACCCCGGAAATCCGGATATGACAGTAGGAACTACTACTCCTACCACAATTAGTGCGACAGAGTTTTTAGGAAGCTCTATTGGCACAGGAGCTTCTTTATCAGAGTTAGTAAAAAAGCTCGATAGAGTTAAGTTCGCAATTCAGTACCCAAATGGATTAGTTTATATTGGGGGAGAGGATGGAAGTAGTAGAACAAACCATGCTTACTATGATGTTTGGATTAGATTTCAATTCGAGGGACAACCTTCTTTAGACCCTAGACATTTTCAAGTTTGGAGAGGTAAAAGCGGTTTAAAACATGCCGCTAAAAGACAAGGACCTTTAAATTTTGATCATGAAATAGATTTAAATAGATTCAGAGAACAACATGGTGTATTTATTGACTTCACTGTTTATATTGTTAGAACATCACGGCATATTGGCTTACCAGTAGGGCCCTCTGGAGGAAATGACGGCAAAACAGATAAAAATAAGTGGCAGACAATTATGGCATCCAATATTACAGGGCTGTCATCAACTATTGAGGATAAGCTTTCTTATCCTTATTCTGCAATGGTAAATGCGGTTTTTTCTTCAAGACAGTTCAAACAAGATCCTAAAAGAAGCTACCACATTCGAGGAAAACTGGTAAAAGTACCTAATATATATACCCCTAGAGAATACTCATCTACAGGAAAAGCAATTTATAACGGCTTTTGGGATGGCACTTTTACAGAGGATGTATATACGAATAATCCTGCTTGGGTATTCTATGATATAATAACCAATAAAAGATATGGGGCCG